CTTCAGGAGGAAATGTATCATTCAACCAGGGAATAATCCCAATAACAGGTACTTGCGTTTTACTCTCAATCCATTTTTCTTACAGTACGCTTCATAAACTCTTTTAGTCACGCCTAAATTAGTTTCGCCGCCTGGGTCTGCTGGATGATTCACATAGCCGCCTTCGTGATGAAGAATCATTTCCAAACATTGTTGGTATTCTTTGTTTATCATTTACCTTGTCCTCTATATTTTTTGTAACTTCTTCTTTTACTTTTATTCATTGTAGAAGTTATAGGTTTCCTACCCATAGAAGTTCCCTTCTTAGTGGGTTCATGAACTGAAGCATTTGAAAACATTTTAGCCATTATACTTCAACTCCTTTTTTCGTTTTACTAATTAAATAACTACGAACTAAACCAGAGCGAACAATATCACCAATATTAAATTCTACAGACGCAAATTCATCCATCTCTGCAATAATATCCATAAATCTAGGCATACCATCTTTATCTGCACTTTTAGTTAAATCAGATTGGAAGAAATCACCAGAGAAAATAATTTTGGAATCTTGACCAACTCTTGTCATGATTGTATCTAGTTCATGAAAGTTCAAGTTCTGACATTCATCAACTATAATGATAGAGTTGTCTAACGTAATACCACGCAAATATGATGTTGTTAAAAACATGACAGAACCTTGAGCTTTTAGTCTATCATACAACATTGTAAATGCTTGGTCACTAGGTTGTTCAAACATAAACTGCACCATGTTCTGATATGGAATTTGATACAACGCAGTTTTGTCTTCCTCATCGCCTGGCAAGAAACCAATTTCTCTAGTAGGCACTGCACTACGAATTAAGTAAACACACTCATATGGTGTACTTGGGTCTAATACTTTTTCAAGTGCAAGGTATAAGGAAATAAAAGTTTTTCCAGTTCCAGCAGCTCCATGAAGGAATAATTCTTTATTATCTTTTTTCCATGCCTCAAAGGCAACTTTTTGATTATCAGTGATAGGTTTAATAGTCACTAAGTCATCAATTTTTACATCTTGTTTTTTCGCCATTAAATCACCTTATGTTTCTTCAATACTTTTCTAGTATTTATATTCTTTGTAGAATCCTTACCATATCGTGATGCAAATGGTGTGCCTGGATGTGCTTCTGCAATCCTTGACATATTTTCTTTCCAACCATCATCATTTTTAATTCTATCACCAGTTCCACCTACCATAGAAAACATTGACGGTAATTGTTGAATATTTGGATTTTGTTCTAAGAACTTTTCTCTTTCTGATATAGACATAAGTTCTGTAAACTCTTCTCCAGTATCATTGTTTCTAAAACTATAAGTTGGCATCAATCTTCTCTTTCAACTTTTGGATTTCTTCAGCCTGTTCTTTGATACGAATCATTAAAGTATGATTTGTTTTTTGCATTTCTGCAATCTCTCTACGATACATATCTGTTTCAGACATGAATGGTTTTTCTATCCATCCACTTAAATTACCACCATCTACAGTAATATCGTCCATTGGGTCATCTTCTTTCTCTGTCATTTTTCTTTCTTGTCTTAACTTCCATAGCATCCAATCATAGTACCGTTCTGGTTCTGGGTCATATTCGTATACCATAAAGGAGCTCCTCTTTCTTTCCAAGTTGCAAACCTTCTTTTTGCAACAACATAAAAATTACGATATGCTTGTACTGTATCACCTTTTACCATACACTGTGGAAACTCTTTCATAGCCTGTGGTACTGGTGTAGTCTTTCCTAAACTAGGCATATTCTTTGGTGGTTCTCGTAACAACCACCAGTTTTCTTTTGCACCGTGTTCTTTACCATACCTATATGTATACTCCTCACAAATGAGTTTATAGTAGGTAAACATTAACATATAATTTTCAGTACATTCTCTCAACCAAATATTAGTTGGGTGATTGACATGACCAGCAAGATATAAACCTTTGTTCATCTTTCGGTCTGGGTGTTTCCACCTTTTAATCTTGTGACCTCTTGCAGTTTTATCATAATACATTTCACCATCAAGAACTCTATGTGCAGTACACAACATCTGTTTGTACTCTGTAGGCATCTTGACTATATGTTTGTCACAATGATACTCTATAGAAGTCCAAGGGTCTTCATCTAAGTAAAAAAAGTTCATAACATTTTTATCCTATGTAAAGTGTCTAATACTTTGTCTTCGGTTGCATAACCGATTACATCATCAGTAATAGGAGTACTGTAACATAAATCTCCAGTGGAGTCAAGTACTGCAATTTCATACAAGCCTTGTTTACCACCATACGAACTATCATGTTTGACTACAGATGCACCGTATCCATTTTCAAATTGATATGTATATCCAACTCCATTAAGGATATCATACTTTTTTGCATAACCTCTTAGTGTCATTTTTCCCACCTATAAAATATATGGTCTTCAATTTCAATTGTCTTAGTCTTTGTTTTTCTCCAAGCAGGATAAACATAATCTGCATGGTAATGTGTTGCACCTTCAGTTATATCAACAACTGTAATATCACCATAAACTAAATCAAGTGCCATATCATACAATGCACCATAAGTTGTTGGTTCTTTTGGGTCATCACTTTTACCGTCACAGTACCAGCTAAACTGGCATCTATTCTTTACTGGAAAATATTTTCTTTCACTTTCTGCAACATCTTTACCTCTAGTTTTCCAAGACTCTCTAACAGGCCCTTGATGTATAACTTCGCAAATTGTGTTTGGAAATCTTTTATCCTTCACACGATTTAACACAACTAAACTAACTGCAAGTTGTCCAGCAAGTCCTTGACTACGAGCTTCATAGTACATATTCTTTGCAAGACAAGTTGCCTGTTTGTCTAGATACTGTGTTGCATCATGTGGAGTTACATCTACACCAGAAGCTGATGCAGATATAACAAAAGTAGTTAATAGTTCCTTAAGCACTTTTCTCTACCATAAACGCATCCAGATATTCTGGATTAGAAGTTTGAAGTGTGTAAACACTACCGAAATACTTTTCAAAAGTTCTCAGTAGATTTATATAGTCTCCAGATTTCATCTCATTCAAGATTCTTTCTTTTGTTTCTTTATCAAACCCACTTTTCTTCATGGTTTCATTTGCATATCCCAAGAGAACAAAAGCGTTCCCTTGAGAACCATCTAGGTCTATGACGGTAGTAGATGGTCTACCTTTAGCTTTGATTGTCATACTGGTTCTCCTTCCAAAGTTTCAAATCCAAATGAGGCAACAACATACTTTTTATTACCAACTAACATTTGGTCACCAACTGAAGTTGACCTTAAACCCATACCACCTTCATGTAAAGGTGCCATCACTTTGACGTTAGGATTAAAATCACCATTTGGTTCTCCATCATCAAAGAATTCTTTCTTGATTGACCATGAACCCATTACGTTGTTAGTCCAACGATATGCATACTCAAGTTTCTCACTAAGAGACATACTTGGGTCTGCGTCTACAAATGCTACTGTGTGTGGTGTATCACCAAAAGCAGCATGAATTACAGCAACTTGTGTCATTTCTCTCTCCATTAAAATAGTTTAGTTCCATTTTCGGCAGCCTTTTGAATCTCAAAAGCTTCTGCCTGTTCATTGATATGAAGGTCTTGCATTTCTGCATCCACCATACCAGTGAAAGATTGTGTCAAGTGAAACCACTTGTTCACCAGAAGGTTTGCAGCCTTTTGTTTTTCTGCATCTGGCATTTGTGCAAGTGATTCTACGAATTGTTCCGCTGTGACTTTCATAATATAACCTCTTTTCTCATTGTTACGAATCATAGTACCATGTTTTGAGAACAAAGTCAAGTACTAAATTTCTCCACTCTTCCAAACTTTTAGTGCAAGGCCATCTTGCAATCTATATGCTTCTTTTTCCCAAGGTAAATCATAGTAAGTAGTTTTTGGATTTACCTTTCTACCTTTCCAAGTAGCTGCACCATACTGAACACATTCGTCAGTCATTTCATTTCTTGCATACTGTTTGACATGAACCATTTCATGACAGATAGTGGTTACTAATTCATTGATACCCATCTTCTTATCAATCTCAATTTCAAAAGTACGATTGTTATCTGTCATACCACAGAAACCAACTGCACCTTCATCTTTCTTGAATGTTCTGAAAACAACTTCGATATCAAGTGTTCTAAATCTAGGGAGTAATTCTGCAATCATCTGGTGAACAGTAGTAGTTGCGATATCTCGCTGATGTTGTTTACCACCTCTTGCACTCACAAAATTCATAGTTTTTTTCTCATTTCTCATCATATATACAAGCTATCTTATTTTGAGGTTAAAGTCAAGCATTATTTTTTCCCTTGTAAATCAAGGGTTTAGAGATGAAAAAAAGAGGGGGTAGCAACAACTACCCCCTAGTGTGATTCGTATATGGTCTTTGAGAGAGAGAGTGAGAGGTTACCATATCTCGAATCGTATTACAGTTATAACACTATTTTTGTACAGAGTCAAGTCTCACATAATCATCATTCCAACCAAACGCTGTTTTCACAACATTGTCTGACAGACCTTTGTACTTTTGATGCAGAACTTTGTCTTTTGCATGACAAACAACTTCTGCCTCTGAATGATGCAATCCTTCTAACATCTGAATAAACATAGTTTCCTTTTTCATTCTAGGTGTTTGATTATCTGCACCTTCAATAAAGTGATATAATCGTCTTGCTTCTTGAGAAAGAAGCGTATGTTCTGTTCCCTCTGGCGCCTCATTAGGTTTGAAAGGAACTGAACCTTCTGGTAAGACCCATTTAATTTTTGGGTCAAAAGAAGACTTTATTACCATTCTAAGAGCTTCACTGTCGTGTTCTTTTAGAACTGCAATCTTTTTATCTTTAGTTTTTGCGTTATTCACCTTTGTCAAAACTTCTGACAAAAGTGGTGTATATGTTTTAACTGCCATTAGAAATCTCCAATATTCTCCATTAAGTTTTTAAGTTTATACTTGATAAAATAATTTAGTAGTTGTTTTCTATCTCCATCAGGCATATCCAAATAAGTTTGAATACACTTGTTCACTAGTTCTTCTGGAATGTAATTGAGGTCTATTAGAGTTCTGTTTCTGTGAATATTTCTCATCATATCTTCATTACAGAAATCTTCTGGGTTCAATTCAATCCAAGTCGCAAGTTTTCTTTTTGAGATAGGCCTTTGCCTTAGTTCATCTACAAAAGTATTATCTGGTGATAAAAAGTTTGGAACACCATCACTTCTATCACCTTGAAGTATATGCGTCTTAATATATGTAGTAGGGTCTACACCATTGATAAATTTCTTTTGAGTTGGACTATACTGCGATACAAAGTTATGTTGTTGCAGTTGAATAAAATCCTTGTCTCCAGAAAGTATCAATACCTTTTCATAATTCTTTGGTTCTTTTGCAACATGAAAAACAATAGATGCAATAACATCATCAGCTTCTGCGTTTTCTACTTGCAATACTTTATATGGGAAAAATTCATTTAACTCATCACGAATTAAATGTAGAGTATCAAAAATAGAGTTCCAATCTAATTTAGATTCTTTTCTATCTTTTCTACGACTATGTTTGTAGTTTGGAAATACATCTCTTCGCCAGTTAGTTTTGTCATCATAACAAAGCACTAGTTCACCATACTCATCAGAGAATCTACTACGATATCCCCTAAGAGAATTCAGAACCATATGTCTAACTAAGTCTGGTTCTATTTCTTTTCGTCCACCAATTTGCACCATCAGATTAGATAGTGTCACTTGGTTCATATCAACTAATATCATCTCCGTCACCATTATCATTAGATTGAGGAATCAAATCATCAATCTTATGTAAGTTCACTTTTGTCACTATAGTTTTATCTTCTTCATTCATTTCGGTTTTAACAACCAAGTCCATAAAACTTTGCATGGGATGTGCAAATCCCATTTGCCTATACAGAGCTCCTCTAACTACTTCATTGAGGAAACTTATGTCACCTATAAATCTATCCTTCTTAATATCAAAACCATTTTCACCTACATTATGAATCAGATTAATCATTAGACCTTCTGCAAGATTATCACAGAAGTCTAAATCTTCTTTCATCTTAACAGCATCTAAATCATCAATAATGATTGGTGTCTTCTGACCTTTGAATTTAACTGGAAATTCTATGACATTATCGTTCAATATCCTAACTCCGCTTTTCTCTTCTCAACTTTTTTGAGATATCTACGTCTTCCAGCAGCTTTTGCCTTTCTACGTTTTTCACCCTTACTTGTAAAGTAAGACCTTTCTCTAAGCTCTTGGAAGAAACCATCTTTCATTAGTTTCTTTTTAAGAACTCTTATAGCACCATTTACATCAGATGTAGTAGTACCGTCTTTATTCTTAACTTGTCGAACCGTTACGGTCATACCTTCATCTTTCGGATACTTGTCTTTCTTTCTATGAAAGTTTCTATTATTATACTTGTATCTCATAAAGCTCCTTCTAGTTATTTAGTTTGTATATTTGTTCGCATACTCCACTGTCCATAATGAAACTAGTAGTGTATACTGCTATCTGTGGGTAGTATGTAACTAATACTACACCTATCCCAATACCTAAGATAATTTTCAACATTATGTTATCTTATCAGAAAGTCTACGCAGAGTCAAGTACTTTTTCAACACAATCTACAGCTTCACTATCGAAACCACCAATGTGCCAATCATACTTTTCAGTAGGGATGTATCCATCTTTCCAATTGTAAACAGTAGCAGTTACAGTTTCAAAGTCTTCTATTCCAGTATCATCTGTAAAAGGAACTTTGAACTCTATTGCCCATTGTGCATTGACCTTTTCATAAGGACTTGCATCTGTCATAGTTGGTTCACCAAACACCTCAACTAACTTATCGTAGGTGGTGGTGATTTTTCCTTGTAAACTAGTCATGTTGATGTTTACTGTATCACACGCTAAAAAGTCTAACATTCGATTACTTCTCCTTTCCCAATCCAGACTAATAGTTCTTCAAACAAAATCTCCCATGTATCCTTTCTTTCTTTCAAGTAATCGAAAGCATACACATTTTCTTTTGCCCATTTGATAGCATCTTTTGCATTATCAAACTCACCTTTCAAACCCAACTTATTCGCTTGGGTATAAACGATATACTTTTTATCCTTCATAAAAGCCTCCTTGTTCCATTGGTGTATCAAGACACTTTTGAGCATTCTCTTGTGTCATGTAATCAGTGTACCTATTGTAAGGCACAATCATACCACCACAATCTGGGTCTTTACAAATTGCACCAACATACCAACCAGCGGCAGAAGCCATCACGATTGGTTCTGATACCGGCATCCAAGTACCATACACATTTGTGTCGTTAAATTCAATGTCTTTGATGTTTTTTGCGATTTTCATAGTTTCCTCACTCTCTCAATTATATTATCACTCTACCATGTTCTGACAACAATGTCAAGCACTTTTTAATAGTACCCCCAAAAGTCATTCCACATATCGTCTACCACACCTTCTGCGATACCGATATCAAAATGAGTTGTCAAACCCAACTTATCTACCACAAAGGCCTTCATCTCTGCGATATGTTCACACTCACCAATCTTGTTTTCAAGACCGTCAATATCAAAGACCTTCTCTTCAATATCCATCATGTAGTTCTTAATTTTACTCATTTTTACCTCTTTCTCTTTATCTTACTCTTAGAGTATACTTTGTTTTTAGAACAGAGTCAAGTCTTTTTTGGGAAAAATAGGCTAAAAAAAACCCTTGAAAATCAAGGGTTTAATTTATTAATTATAGAGTTTTTAGAAGTTTTTTGAGTTTTTTCTTGGATTTACCCATCATTTTGGTCTTTTTTACCGAATCAAGATTTTCCAGCGAATCACCCACAATTACAAGTGCAATCATACCCATAGATTTGTGGGGGGTGCAAACATAGAGATATACACCTTCTTTTTCAAATGTGTAAGAAACTTCTTTGTTGTTCTTACTTTTGATTTTTTCTGCACCCTCTGGTACAGTTACAAACTGAACATTATGTCCTTTACTAGTTGGTAACCATGTAATGGTGTCGCCTACGTTTACTCTTGTAATATCTTCAGAGTAAACCATTTTAGCTCCATCATCTCGTTTGTTCAACATATCAATAGTAATTTCTTCTGCAAAAGCAGAGGATGTAATCATAACAAATAATACTGTAAATAATCTAATCATTTTATTTCCTTTTTCCATTAATTAGTTCTAGTTCTTCTTCTGTATAGGGCCACATTATTGTAACTCCTCTAGTCTTTTATTATACTCTTCGTT